TCAGATCCGTAGTGGCCGAATAGGCTAAAACGGAGTGTGGAAAACTCCCCTCGGGTCCGGTTGGGCCTTGCGGTCCAGCCGCACCGGTGGCGCCCGTCGCACCTGTGGCACCCGTCGCACCTGTGGCGCCCGTAGCACCGTTAGCACCGTTAGCACCGTCAGCACCGTCAGCACCGTCAGCACCGTCAGCACCATCGGCCCCCGGGATACCCGCTGGTCCGGATAGATTTTCTCTCGGCACTCGGCGCAATCGCTTCGTCCCTGGCGATATCTCGACATGAGTTAAAACATCCCCTTCGACGGGAGTTTCTGTCCACAACGGAATTTCAGAAATTTTCATATCTCGTCAATGCAAATGAGTTCCCCGTTGTCTTCCGTTAGCGGAACAACATTTCCCGGAACTTCTTCATCTTCCAAAATGATAAAGCATTCGGCGGGAAGAGTCCCAGGCGGATTTCGAACCGTCAGCACATAGGCCGGAGAACCCACGGTCTTCGTCCCACCAATCGGCGGGCAACACAGGCTCACGCCGTTATCACCCGTCACTTTCGGAGTAAACGTGCCTCGTTTACAACTCATTCAATCCTCACAAATGTTAACGTGGTTGCGTTCGCGACGACAGCGATCTTGTCGGAAGTCGTCGCCTTGCCAAAAAGCGCTACGGTTTGATTTGGGGCGGTAGTTTCCGCAATCGAGTTGAGGATGACTTGCTTTTCCTCACCTACGATGATGTTTGAAATCCCCTTCTCCGAGCCCGTCACATCGACAGGAGTCCCGGAGGTATTTCGAAGTTTCAAGGTTACCTTATCCGTTGCCGCCACCGTCGCAAGACCGATAACGCCGACCACTGCCGTAATCAAATAGCTCCCCTCTGCGGGTAACAACACCTCGGGAACAGAGGACGTGAAGTCTACCGCGGCATACGCAACTTGCGTATCATAATTGGTTCCTGAGGGAACAGAAAATGATCCGTTCGTCGCAGTGAAGGACGCACCAGGACTTCCGGTCGCGCCGGGCGGTCCTTGAATCCCTTGCTCCCCCTGGATACTGGCACCCGGGAATCCCGACGGAACGACCAACTTACCCGCGGTAATCACCGCTGGCGCCCCCGCGACGGCTTTCACCATCGTGAGGAAAAGCACCCCGGAAGGGTCCGCCTCATTGACCAGATACCACCCCGACGTGGCGATGAAAACATAGAGATCGTCGAGGATCGCGGGATTCGCCGACGTGGCAACTTGGACGTTGGGTTGCTCCAACGACGGCTGCACAAAGCTCGCAAGCGTGACAGTATACGCATTGCGTCCTGCTGCACCGTTGGTGCCGGGATTCCCCTGCGGCCCAGTCAGCCCCACAATCCCATCTGAAAAGAGCCGCAGGAAATAGCACGCGAGACCCTCACCCTCGGCGCGCGGATTGTTTTCCAACCCCACGTCAAGATCGCACGGAAGCGACCACGTTACCGCGCCGTCGACTTCTGTCTTGATGACGGCACCAAAAAATTGAGTGGTGAAATTCTGAATTTGAGACGGCAGCGATTCGCACGCCGCGGTGTTCGTCTCCGAGACCGTGTTACATGGATTGCAACAAGACATATTACATCTTCTCCCGCAAAAGTTTTGCCTCAGCCCGAGCCGATCCGTGCCGATGGCTGAACCAATAGAGCGCCACCGCGCCGATCCCGACACATAAAATTAACAGTTCATTCCCCACTACAACAGTGGGCAAAATCGTAAGACCGAGCCCGGCGATCATCGCCACGGCAGAAGTTGTCGCGCTTCCCACAATCGCCTTGAGCGGGGGCCAGACGAGCGAAGCAGCACCGAGGACAAAAAGTCCGATGCCAATAAACATAACCGGTCGCAGGGCAGAAAGCTTCGCAGCCGTTTCCGCCAAGATATTTTTCTGCGCGGCGCCGATCTTCGTAGTCCACGTGATCCTCGTGCCGTCCGGCCGGAGTTCTACATACTCTCCTGTGCTGGCGTCTTTCGGGTTATCCGGCTGGCCAACCCCGCCAGAAAAGCCTGGAGAGGCAAACCCGGCCCACCCGCCGCGAGTCGCAGTTTGGCAGGCTGAAAGCAGTAACAACATCGGCAACAGGATCGGCAACAGTTTATTCATCGTCGGAGACTTTGGCCGCTTTCCGCGCCGCGCGGATCTTGTAGACTATGAGGATAACCGTCGCAACGGCGACGGCAATCTGGCTGAGGGTGAGGACAGATGCCAGATACGGTTCGACGGCGATAACCGCGGACTTGATTCCCTGGAGTAATACATTCAAACTGACCCATCCCAAAATCGCATTATCACTTTTCATAAGTCAGAAGGGGCAGGCAGTTTCCCGCCCGCCCCTCGTTCACCTTACCCCGATGAATTAAACCGGGCGCTTAGTTATCGCATTGGTCACCGCAAACCGGGTCCGCGCACTCGACCACGTCGCAGCACACGCCCACGTTAGTGAAGCTGTCTGCGCCGGAGAAGGCCAGCGAATCCGTGTCCGCGCAATCAACCAGACCCAAATCGGCCGGGCAGCGCTTATACAGAATTGGAATGATGTGCTGCGGGCGCATCGGACAATATGCACGAGTAATCTGATACTTGTGCCAGCCGAAATCACCCCACTGATTGCACTTGTTGTCGATCTGGTAGTGCCAGTCGAGTTCGCCGGCATGAAGCTGCGGCGCAAACCGGAAGCTGCCTTCGCCAACATAGCGCTCGGGCACCTGACGTTCAAACGAACCCTCGGCAATCAGGACGCCGACTTCGTATTCGGCAGCCAGCCATGCAGGATTCACTTTCGCGTAAGCCGTATTTCGGCACGCGTTCGAGATGATCGTCACCGGGTCGACAAGCGCAAGCGTGCCGTCGGCATTGAAGCCAGTAGCGCGCAAAGGCCGCTGATCCACGCCGAACGCAAGGCCGCGATACGCGGGGCTGGACTCGAATGAATACGCGGTCAGCGTATTCTCGCCGAGTTTGTAGCCACCTTCCGTAAGGCAACACATGACGTTTTGGACACCGATTTCCGAGCGAAAATACTCGATTTGGTCGGAGCCGCCGATGAAGCGGAAATGGGGCATTCCTTTGTCGGCCGAATACCACTCACCGAAAAGCACCTCTTTGAGATACCGGGCAATGTAGTGCAGAGCCTTGAAGGTCATGGGTCCAGTCGGCAACAGCGGCGCAAACTTCACGCCCAGGTCGCACTCGGAGCCGCCTGTAAACAGCGAATTGAAGTCGTAGCCGGCGTTCGCCGTGAACTTCGAAGCCGACCGCAGATACAACTGCGCACGAATGTCCGCGTTGATATACTGCGTAATCAGCTTCTTGAGAGAATCTTCGGCCATCGTGTAGCTGCCCTTGAAGGCGGAATAGCCTTTCTTGACGCAGATATTCGGACCGCGACCGCGAAACGATTCGAGTCGACAGTTCAGTTCGATGGTATCGGTCAAATCCTGGTGACCCAGGCTGCCGCAGAGTTCGGTATCGCACACAAACTGCGGAATGGCGAGAGAATCGCCGGGCGCAGCCTGCATCTGGACCACGCTCCGGTGGTTGTCTGAAACACCAGCCGGAAATACACCGCCGCCGATGACGTTAATGTAGGGGGAGTGTGCAGCAAGCGCACGGGCAATACTGCCTACAATACGGTTACTGTCTTTTGATGCGATGTCAGATATTGTATCTGCATCACACTCGTTAAAATCTGGCATATGGCCTTTTTTTTTCTAAACAGCGCGGTTTTCCGTGCGCTTACCCGGTTGCAGAAATTTACCCCTGCAAGGTAGTTTGTTCAGACTCGCTGTGGGCCATCCAGCGTTAAGGCCGCTTCCCGGGGTGCCGGCCAGGAGAATTAGGCACCGTCAATCAATCAGTGCTCGGCCGCGAGATCCGCGTCAACCATCATGCGGACCAATTCAACAAATTTCGTCTTCGGCTCCCAGCCAAGTTGCCGCTTGGCCTTCGAGGCGTCGCCGATCAGCAAGTCGACTTCCGTCGGACGAAAAAGCCGGGGGTCGTTACGAACGTAGTTTTCCCAGTTAAGCCCCACATAGCCAAAGGCTTCGTCAAGAAACTCGCGAACGGTATGAGTCTCGCCGGTAGCGATAACGTAATCATCAGGAGTCTCCTGTTGGAGCATCCGCCACATGGCGTCGACGAACTCTCCGGCGAATCCCCAATCTCGTTTTGCGTCAATATTCCCAAGAAACAAATGGTTCTGTTTCTTCTTCAAAATGTTCGCGACAGCGCGCGTGATCTTGCGCGTCACGAAAGTTTCACCACGCCGCGGGGACTCGTGGTTAAACAAAACTCCATTGCTGGCGTGTATGTCATGCGCCTCGCGATAGTTAGTGGTAAACCAGAAAGAGAACACCTTTGCGCAACCATACGGACTTCGAGGATAAAAAGGCGTCGTTTCGCGTTGCGGAACTTCCTGAACCTTACCGAACATTTCTGACGACGCGGCATTATAAAATCTAGGTTTGCACCCCACCGCACGAATTGCTTCGAGCAGCCGAACGGTGCCGAGGGCCCCCACATCAGCGGTGTATTCTGGGGCATCGAAAGAAACGCGCACGTGCGACTGCGCGCCCAGGTTGTAAACTTCCGTCGGTTCGATCTTCGACATTAGCCGCGCAAGCGCACTGCCATCACTCAGATCGCCGTAATGGATATGCAGCCGGTCGAAAATATGGTCGATGCGCCCGGTGTTGATCGAGCTAGACCGACGGATGATCCCATGGACTTCGTAGCCCTTTTCCAAAAGGAGTTCTGCGAGATAGCTGCCGTCTTGACCCGACACGCCAGTAATGAGTGCTTTTTTCATTGTTTTATCAAACTGTCCCAACACGCGCGATACGTCCTCTCCAAACCAGTCCGAATCGGCGTCATGGGTTCCCAATTCATCAACTCACGAATGAGTGTATTGTCGCTACACTTGTGTTGACGGCCAGTCGACGCCGCCGAATTGTAAAACCGAGTCAGCTTCACGGCAGCGATATCTTCAAGCAATCCCACCAATTCGTTAATCGAGACACACCGAGCGTTCGCCATGTTAACCGGACCCGTCACGCCATCAAAAACCATTTTCGAGGTGCCGTGCAGACAATCGTCGATGTAGAGAAAACTTCTCGTCTGATTACCATCTCCCCAGATCGTGATTTCGTGACGCCCGCTCAATTTAGCTTCCGCGACTTTTCGACACAGCGCAGCGATTACATGATCTCGCTCTTGTTCCCGAATATCTCCCGGGCCATACAGCCCGTGATATCGTGCGATGCTGACTGACAGCCGATATTGCTCTTGAAACGCAAGACAGGCCCGCTCGCTGAAAATTTTCTCCCAGCCATAACCGGCAATTGGGTCGGCCGGATACGCATCTGACTCTTTGAGGTATTCGATCCCGTCTGGATACACGCACGAAGACGACGAGAAAAAATACCGAGCGGTATCCTGCGACGCCGCCGCTTCCAACAGGTTGAGATTGATCCGCGCCGACATCATGCACGACGCCTTGTTACGGCTAATGAAATCGATGCCGCCGACCTTCGCCGCCAAATTAAAAACCCATCGCGCGCCGGCAATGGCGGCGCGACACTGCGCCGGGTCTTGAAGATCGTGCGTCTGGCGAGTCACGGCTCGAACCTCATGCCCGCGTTCCGCCAAATGCTGAACCAATCGCCGGCCAACGAAGCCCCCGGCGCCACAAACTACAATGAGATCAGACATAGTGCCTTAAATAATATTCTCGATCCTCAACCAGTCGGTTGAGCACTCGTTTGGATTTAACTGTGTGAACGAAAACTGTGCCGGCGTAGCGGACCTTGCCACTCATGACGCCGAAGTGGAACTCGTCGTTTTCGCTAGGAAAACTAACAGATCCGTTTCGAAAATCCTTGTGCGGAACCCCCGCGAGCCGCGCGCACTGGAGCAACCAGTGATCAATCACCGGCGTAATCGGGTCCGGCGTCGGCACCGTCGACCAACAAAGAAGTTTCTTGATGACGGCGCGAGAGAAGAACCAGGGCGGGTGCAGCGCAATCCGCGGCAACTCGTAGCCCGCGGGACGTTCGTGCATCAAGTCCGAGATCTCATTCGACCAGAGCGTCTCCGAGTCTTTATAGAGATACGCCGGCAACAACGGGTCTAGGCAAAGTGAGTCCGCGTCGCACGCGAAGAAAAACTGCTCTGGAAATTCCAGCATCATCCGCATATGGATCTCCTGGCGCCGGATTGCATCTTCGCCGATGTAGCATCGCTTTCCGCCGGTGCGGAAAGTCACGTCGGCGATGGTGCCGTCGTTATCCCAGGGCTTGATCGGTGCGTCTTCCGGCGAGAAAACGGTCACCGGGCAGCGATGGTGCAGATAGTATGGCAGCAACGCCTGGATTTGGTGCGCGTCACCAGCGTATCCAAAAATAACTACTCGGGTGCTCGGGTTACCTTTCATCGTCGTCGGCTGGAAACGCTTACTATCTTCTGCCCCGGATTCAACCGTCGTTTCTGTTTGATATACGACGAGTGGTCGTGCACGAGCCAGTTGAGGACGCGCTTTTCTTTTATAGAGTGCACAAAAACTTTACCTTGCGTGCTGACGACTCGCCGCATTACGGCTAGCCCTTCTGGGGAATTTGTTGTTGGGTAGCTAGCGCCGTCGCGAAAGTTATTATGGGGGCAGCCGGATGCTACTGCCCACGCGCAGAGGCACCAATCGATAAAAGGTGTTTGCCCATCAAAAATATTTTTTCTATCAGCCGCGCTTAACAGCCGCTTTATAACCCGCCGAGACATTACATACGGGGGTTGAAACGCCAGTCGGGGCCACGGATAGCCGGCCGCACGATGGTGCATCATATCAGAGACTTCATTCGACCAGAGAACTTCTGGCTCGGCGAAAACGTAGTCCGGAATTTTCGGAGATAGGCACACGCTGTCGGAATCATTCATGAGAAACCACTCGAATGGATAGTCCAACAGCGCGTGCATCTGAAGCCGCTGCCGCTCCAAAGAATCCCAGCCTATGTATGCCCTCTTGCCTTCGAAACGACAAATGTGCGGCCCCATTTTTTCAATCCGTGAATCGTTCGGCGAAAAAATTACAACAGAACAATTGTGATGCTCGTATAGCGGCAGGGCGTTTCGAACCTGGTGGGCATCGCCGGCATACCCGTGAACCGAAACTAAAGTTGAATTGTTCACAACAAATTCTTTCTGCTCAATTCCAAAAGTGAAAAATCCTTTACCCCATGAATCCACGACACTCTCGCAGCCGTAAACTGGTCCCAACTTTCTTGAGTAAAAGTCGGACACCGCCACAAACTTTTTACGAAAGGAAAATCGGCCCAACCCCGCTTTTTAAACTCCGGTGCGAGTGCCCAGTCCCATCCCACCGTGCCGTCACTTACGTTTACCGCTAGATATTTCAAAAACGAAAGACTCCCCGACAGCATACAGCAATCGCCATTGATGTGGTCTCGTGCGGGATTTGGAATCAGCGCGCCAGCCGCACAAATTTCAGTTACTTTATTCGCGGCGTCCCACGCCATGTGCATCTGCGCCAGCCAGTCTCGACGCAACGGCACGCTGTCGGCCCCCAGGATGAGGACCGCTTTATACTGCGGAATTTTTCCTCCCGCCATCTTGTGATAAATCCATTCCATCGCCCCAAAGAAAATCGACGTGCAGCCGAGGGGCCAACCCACACCGCGGCGCGTGCTCGTGTAGGAGTAGATGTTGAACTTGCGAGCGGCGTATTTCTCTGTCTCGACATCGTGCTTGCAATCGAACCGCGAGACGAAAAGGATATCGGCCGATATGGAGTGGTCCGGTTCCAAATCCGCGAGCAGCCGCGCCAACTTCATGGCTTGTGCCCGGTCGTTTTTCCAAAACAGAATCGTGATGAGTATTTTGTTGCTCATTCCATCTTTCTTGGACCGTAAACGTGGTGCCCAATGTGCCCGCAGAGCAAGCCGAGATCGACATGGGGCTGGTGCCCCGACTCTGCCGCTCGTATACAAAACTGGCTGTCCTCACCCATCCCAAGGCTGGACTTCCGCTTCGCGTCCCGAAGGGCGCCGTCCAGCATTTCATACGCCTTGAGTGCTTTCTCGCCCGTCATCGGACCCGCGGACAAAAATTTATGCGTCCGGTGCACGTGGTCGAGTAGGTTGTGCTCCGAGGTAGAAAACCAGTGTCCGCCCATTCCATCCGGACCGCGGCCCAGGTGCGGAAACCGCTTTTCCATGTCCTCAAACACACTCCGATGAATCATCATACAGCCGGTGCCAACCCAGCGCGTCGGCTTGCACACATCTTGCGGGCCGGTTCGCACATACTCTGCCTCTGCCTTTCCCTCGTTGTAAACGGGATACCCGTTTTTCCATCGGCCAAAATACAGCGCGCCCACTAACGTTTTGCCGTGCGAAAGCAGCCGGTCGATGGCGTTGAACTTCGAAAATGGTTCCGGAACCTCGTATCCCATATGCCCGTTGAACCACGCCGAGTTCCCGAATGGAATCAGCATGTCGTCGTCGATAGTCAGCATCCATTCCAGGTCCGACTTCAGAAAAAGATCCGCGCAAGTGTTACGAGAGTGCGCCACGAACGCGTCGCCGAAATTCAGCATCGACGATGTCCGCCGCTTGTCTGCGAGTTGCGAAACGCAGAATGACGTAATCGGGTGCACGTGCTTGAGCCATGGGTACACCAGCATCACCCTCTTTTTGAAGATGGCGACAGAAGAAAGGGGCGTCACGGCGCCCCCCACGATTCCAACTTCCGGTTCCATTAGACTCCAGCCGCGGCTTTCTGCCGAGTTTCGATTACCTGCTTTCGGAGACTGTCCAATGAGTCTCCGGCGGAGATATTAAAGTTGTCCTTGGTCTTTACTGGCTCGGGGCGATTCGTCGGAGCGCCCGACTCCCTCGACCGGCTCGGAGACTTAAGACGCTCGATCAGTTTGTTCGCGTCGTCCAATTTTTTCTGGAGCGACTCCATCCCGACTTTCTGCGCCGCATTGACTTTCTGAAGATTAAAAAGTTGGGCCATACCGACGAGCATTATCGCGCGCATCTGCGGACTATCATCCGCCAGGGCTTCGTCGAGTTGCTTGCGCGTCGTGGCGACAAACTCGTTATGTTCCTTGACCGACTTGACTGTGGCGTCGTCCGCACCGGCGGGCGCCGTCTTCTCTGTCAGCCACTCGACTTTGGGCAACAACTGATTCAGTTCCGTTTTCGTTGCGGTAGTATGCGACACGGCAGACTGTTTAAACGACTGCTCTCGTTCCGAGAGATACTGGCCGATATTCTCCTTGACGGACTTGATCGCCTGCTCCTTGTTGAATTTTTGCTGCTCGATGTCGGCGATTTTCGTCTCCACCAACCGCTGGATCGTCGGATCTTTGATCACCTCGAAAATCTTGGTCATGTTGACGTTTTCCGGTCCGCCGTATTTCTTGATCTGGGCGATTGTCTCGTCTGTGACCGCGGGGGATTTCTTCAGTTGAGAGTAGATGAAATCTTGGGCCGAGGTGACCGCCTTGTCGTATTCCTTGAACTTCGGGTCCAGGTCCACGTCCAGCCGGGCGCGAAACTGACGAAGGTCTTCCAATTCTTTGGTCACTTCCGCCGGCACCGGGTTCTTCAGTTTCTCGGAGAACTCAGAATTCGCTTTCGTAAGGTCCGCAAGTTGTTGCTCCAGTTTGGAAATTTCCTGGGCCGCTCGGGTTTTTACTGACAAAAATGCTTCGGAAGACTTGGGGCTAGCACCCGCGGGAAGCCCTGGCGAGTCCTTGAAAAGTTCGGCGGCGCGTTTTTCCGCGGCATCGTCCTTCGGCGGAGTAACGGGCGGAGTGGCTGCAGGTTTCACCGGCGGTTCATCGCCAGCCTTCGGTTCGTCACCCGGTTTGGGATCACCATCCGGTTTTGGCTCATCGCCCGGTTTGGGTTCCACCTCCAGCGCTGCCTCGGCATCGGCAGCCTTCTTCTCGTTGGCGGCTTTCAACAAATCGTCAAGTGCGACGGACGTATCGGGAGAAGCAGCCGGTGCCAAAGACTGCCCTGCGGCGTCTTGCGCCGCTACCTTGGCTGCGATTTCTGCGTTGTGCTCTGCGTTGTTTGTTTTCGGTTGGTCAGGCATATTGGTATGGGTTATGGTTGAATTTTGTTTCCGTCATTCCAGCTTCGGTCATCTGTAAGGGACGGGTAATTTGTCGCGGGTTCCGAAATAACTTGCTTCGGATACGTGGAAAGACTCAACATCGTTCGAGCGAACTCCTGGAAACCCCGAACCTCCCCGGAACGAATGAGAATCGCGTTAGTATCAGCGGAACCGAGCAGTTCGGGCGTCGATTCGAGAATCTTCGGAATGAGTCGCTGACCGGTTCGAGAGTTAAGAAAAGTTTGCCAGACAGCAATATCGTCGGAATCCCAGGGTAATGAGTCGGAGGTGATTTCCATAGTAGGTGAACATGGTTATTCGGGTGGGGGTTGAGATTGTAACTCGGCGGCTTGTTGGTCTAACTGCTTTAGCTCCGCGAGCACCTTGCCGGTATTCTTGACGAGGTCCGCGACTTGCTGAAGTTGTTCTTTCGGAGCGCCCTGCTCCAAACTTCGATTGTAATGCTCGGTTATGTGGGCTAGAATTGCCTCCAGCGCTACGGTCTCGGCGCCGCCTTGCATAATCGCGGCCGCGGTTTGTTCCGCAACCGGCATTATGACGCTCAAGTGGACTTGATGATTATCGCGCGGACTCACGGGCACTGGTTGGCCGGACGATAGAAGAACCAATTCTAACTGCTGCAACCGCTGCTGCTCCGATTCCACCGTGGGGTCATTATCCGGAATCAACACACGCTCGGCGAAATTTGCGCCCACGCGCGCACTCAAATCTTCGATCTCCATCTGCCGCTGATTGTATAGCGGATTTCCACGCTTCTCTGCAACCACCGCGGCGACCATTTGGCGCTCCAGGGGAGTGAGATCCCGAACCGTGCCGGCGACCGGCTGCTCGGAAAGTTCTTTTAACTCGGCGGCCGTCAAAAATTCTTTGAGTTTCTTGCGCGCGGCCTTCGCATCTTCATCATCGGTATCGGAATCGCAAATTCTTCGCTGCATAGTTCCAACCATATCGACGAACTGCTCCAAAAATCGACCGATTTTTGCATCCTTACTTTCCTCCTCCCTTTGCGCAACCAAGTTCCAGGCCGTCGACGAACGAAACGCCTCGCCTTCGAGCTTCGGGGGCGACACATTGCCGACCAATTGGTCGACCAGCATAGAAAAGTAAGCATCCAACTTGAGAAACGGCTCGATGTTACCGTCAATTTTCTGCTCCAGCACCGTCCAACCATTCGGCACAATAGCCGTGGCGCCGACAATCGACATTTTAAAAGTGTGTATCCTCTTTATGTCGCCCTGGATAAGAGTTTTCCCGGATAAAATCGAGCGGTCGACGATTTCATTACGGGTTCGGTCCAGCATGCCGGCCAATTCGTAGATATCTCGCCCCACGCCCTTGCTTCCGTGCATTTTCCCATTTCCCTTCTGATAAGAAAAGAACGCGAGGCACGCTTCCATCGACTCAAACCGATCCTCCTTGGAAAAAATCTCATCGCGGCCCTCTCCGGCCAGCCGATAGTGACTCACCTTGCCGTCAACCTCGCGCGCGAGCAGAGAATACACCGTAATGACGCTGGCACCGGCCATATAAGACGACCCGAGCGTCAGATCACGAATGGCGTTCTGATACCACGTCTCCGCGTTCGTCGCACTGCCAAGTTGCTCTCTGAGTTGTGCCGGCGACGCCTTATTAATTGCATCGATAGTCTTCTGGATTTTCCATCCGACCATTTCCGCGGCTTCTCTATCTTTGATCTGAGCAAACAACTCGTGCGGAAGATATACTTCTTTCAACGCGATGATCTGGCCAGAGTATACCGATTGAGACGCGCCGTCCGGAAGAAAACTTTCATCCTGATGGAACGCTTTTGGAAACCAAGAGAGTTCGTCGAGCCACGCCACAACCGAGTGGCCGAAAAGGGCGTTGTCGAAGGCGATGTCTTCGACCAGCGGGCGCCAGCCCTTGCGCGCGCGAATCGTCTCGGTGATGATCTTGCGAAATTTCTCCGTCTTCTGGGTCGAGTTCTCCCACTTGTCCGAGAGCGAGGAATTCGTCAGATACTTAAGGCTGTTGACGGCTTCGACAAACCTCGGCGCGACCTTCTCGATCATCAGCGGCAGCGGCTTCGTGGTAAAATTCTGGCGCCACCCGAGTCCCTCGGCCTCCAGTTTACAAGAATCGTAAGGCCGCTCCGCGTTATACTTCGCCAGGATACGCCCGTTGACGATCTGCCGGTTTCGGTTCGACGATATCAGGGTCTCGACGATATCCTTCGCCATCCCGGCGTCCTTGACACTGTGCCGCGTCGGTTCGCCGGCCGAATTGATCTTCGGGCTTTGGATCAGCCCGTCGTTGGAAACTTCAGAATCAGACATCGGCATAGACATTTAAACAGTGCTCGAACGGACCCATACCCGCGACCACTTTCGCTTCGGGCAGCGCTCGGTATTCATACGGGTCTTCGCCTCGATAAAGCAGGAACAAACCCCACATTGCTCTCCGTCCCGAAACGGGCAGGGATCGCAGATCGCCTGTCGTTCGTCGACTACCTCTTCCTCGGCCAAGATCTGGTATCCAGCAACCCGGGCATATCCGGCAACCACCAGCGCGACGAGGAGACGAAAAGGGTTTGGTATAGTCATTTGCGCTTGCGCCAACAGTGCGCCGGCACGTCGTCGAGGGGCGGTTCGTCCAGCCACGCAGCCGTCGGTATATCCGTGCCCAGGTGCGCGCACGCGTGAACCCGACCGTCCTGGCCGCGATCCCCTAAAACTTCCTTTCGGAATTCCTTGACCACCTTTTTGCACGACGAGCATCCGCCCGGGAGTTCCGTATGGAAGGGGCAAGTCACACAAATACTGGCCCGGGCGGTCATGACGCCGCCATCCGTGAAAAGGATGTGGCCGGCCTTTTTCTTCTTGCGCAGTTCGGAGAACCACGCGAGCACTCGGCCTTTCGTGCTTGCTTTTTTTGTTTGTTGTCGTGTCACAGGATCGTCGTTAAAACAAATACCAGAATCTCGCGCGCAAGCCTGAGAAGTAATTTCTCCCGACGGGTCGCCCGACGGCAACTTATTAAGTAGCCGATAACGGCGAATCCTCTTGATAAGCTCTGCCCAAGATGCCGCGCTGTGTCGACTGCCGTCCGTCTCTTTAAAAATGTAGCCATCTTTAGGCGATATGTTGAGCCGCAACCGAAGCATATTTATGATATTCGATCATTCAAAACGTCTGCCCGGTTGGATTCATCGATCCGAACGCCATTCGGATACGACCAACTGTCGTCGTCATCCTCCGAGTTGGTATCACGTGAATCGGAGTCCGATGGTTTCATCGACGGGACGAAGCCGGAGCCTTTACGAACGGCATGCACAATCAGCGTAAGAGAGTCCGCCTCATTCGGCGACGATTGGCCCGTCCGCGCCATAAACTCCCGTTTCGCCTCCACCTTCGTTTGCTTACCTGATTGCTTCGATTGTCGCTGCGTAAGTTGCGGCGCTAGCAACGTGAGATCCATTGCGGGGTGCAGCAACAAATATCCAAACTCTGCGAAACTTCTGAACGCAAACCAAAGTTCCGCGCACATTCGATCATATGATTCTTTGCAGGTTTGCGTGTCTTCCTGCATCAATTTTTCTTCCGACGGACCCTGCGAATAATTTACTCCGTGCACAGAACTCGACCACTCATGCTTGACTAAATCCACGGTGCCGCGGGTGTGCCCCGTCTGATCCAGGCAAAGAAACTGAGGGCGAATACCAAAACGTTTGGCCAGCGTGATGACGGAATCTTTCATCGCCACCGTTTCGCCTTTCGGCAGGGTAACCTGTTGCTCAACCTGGAGCCCCCACCTCGGCGTCACGCGATGAAAACGATCCTTAAACATGACGGTGTGCCCATTCGGATGGTCGATAGACGGCGGATACTTCACGCCAGTTGCCCGTCCCCACTTACCGAGTGTGAACGGCGCCGCGTCGCCACCGTCCAACGCGAGATCACACGAACCTACCGCCACGGGAGTGTCATACCAGATGTATTCTCCCCGGATCTTCGGAATCATGCCCGGAGGAATTATCGAAAGTGAAATGCCGGTCGGTGGATACGCACCGCGCCCCATTGAATAATACCCCGCTGTCTCGCGCCCGCCCGCGTTGCGCGCGATCCTTTCTAACCCCGCCACATGCTGCAAACCCTGGAAAATAACGCGTTTATGGATTACGTTCTCGGAGCGCTCGCCGTCCAGCCGCAGCACGTCCCAATCGCGTTTCGACTTCCATCGATAGTGCGAATTGATGTCGAAATTCTCCCAACCCGTCACCGGTTCCGCGCGCTTGCTGACTTCATCATTCTGATTGGTAGGGTTATACGCCCCGAAAATTTTGAACCCGCCGACCTTCCCCCCTTCTTCCACGAGAGAAAGCACGTTGTCGATGTCGTTCCAAAGTCCCCCCGGAACATTTTCAATTTCGTCGATGAAAATGAACACGCGCCCAAGCGAACCAAAAATGGGATGCGGATTGATGCGCGGATTACGCTTTCCGCCCTGCAACCGGCCCGCCTTTTTCGTGTTGCCCTTTGGAATCACGAGCCCCGCTATCGAAGAAATCTGATTGCGCCGGTCGAGTCCTATGAAAAGATCGCCCACTTCTCCGGGCATCGGCAACGTCGCGGTTTTGTGCAATCGAACCAGATGCGAAAAAAGATTGCGCTCCAGGTGATCCTCGCTCGGGCCGATCACTTGCACTGTAGTCCATTCTGGATCTCGAATCCATTCCAGGAAAAGCCGCACACCGATGCCGTAGCTCTTACTGCACGAAGCGGCCCCCATAATAAGGCCGGTATTCGCAGTCTCAAACAGGTTCCACAGATCTTTCGTGAACTGCGGCTCGGAAGTAAATTGATTTTTCGTCCAGAGCATCGCGGCCGCTTCCTCCGGCGCGCCGGAGTTAAGAAGGTGATGCAGGTAATGCTGGAGCAACTCCATGGCGGTGTTCTCCTTCTCGATCCGGATACTCAGCCGGCAATAGTCAGAAACCTCGCGCGCCGCCGATATCAAATCGTGGGAATGCACGAGCGACGCTACCGTGGACGCCAGTTTACGTTCTGCCGAGTCTACTAGCATTCGAAAAGGTTGGTGGTCTTAAAGTGAGCGAGAAAAAACTTGTCCCACTCCTTGGTCCAGGCGGTGCGCAGGATCTCTTCGAGCCCACGCGCGGAGCCCCAGAGGAGGCCCGGATGGTAGAAAATGACCCGGTTCCGACGGCGTGTCGGACGGAAGCCAGTATTCGGGACCGACTTGGGGATCAGCCACCCGCCGCCGGCCGCATGGAGCGCGAGCCACGGAAGCGCGATCTCAATCTGCGGCAGCCGTTCGGCGACTTCGTCAAAAAGGGAACTCTGCCGCGCGCGGCGCGATGTCAGAATTCGGGGTTTCCAGCCGTGCGCAATCCAAGTTTTCTCCCAGGCGCGAAAAGATTCGGCCTGACCGGGGGCCGCGTCCGGACTGGCGTCGTAGTAGGTGAAGACGTTCACTACATAAACAGTGCACGCGCCGCAGTCCCGGCTAGAAACAAAAATGCCCACCTTTTGGGTGGGCATAGTAATTTTTACCGGAACTCGCCGTCGTCCTACCGTGCTACTGTTACACTATCAGAATTACCAAACTGAACGGGACTTGCACCCGCTCCTGCGGCCTAAAGTGTTTAAACGCCATATCACGAACCCCGTTTTTCACCATCCTTGGGATGACCATTCCTAAAATCCGGATGCTTACCGTTGGTGATCCGCGCGAGCCGAAGTTCGCGCTGCTCTTTTTCCAGAGCCAGCCGGCGCGCGCACTCGATCCTAAGCACCTCCTGTGCTTCCTCGACCGCGTCCGTAAACGCAGAGGTTCGGCCCTTGAATTTCTCGTATTGGTGGATTGCACCGCGCATTTTATTCCTCGATTTCTATGATTTTCGACGGCTGAGTTGTTTCGACCATGTGCCGGACAGAGGCTTTCGTCCATCGTTTCCCGTGCCTCGTAACAAATCCCGACTCATTAAAGTGATTCGCGATAACGGTGTATTCCATTGGCTGATTCCATTCATCCAAAACCGAGCGAAAATTGTGGGCCAGATTGATAAGTTCCCGCTCGCCAGGACGCGTTCCGTAGGGCTTTTTGCCCTCGCACCGGCCCGTGGCCGCTTTCTTGCGCTCGCGCGCGGAGCGGAGTTTGGCAACCAACATCGACTTTTCCCACTGCGACAGCGCGCCGAGGATCTGCCGTATCAGCACCCGCGTCGGGTCTGCTCCAGAAGCTGCCATATCGATGAGCGCGCCCTGGTCCGCGGAATATACTTTGACCCCGCGACGCCGGCACTCCGCTAGCAAAAACTCAGAGACCATTAGGTCTCGCGCTAGCCGGTCCATCCGCTCAACCACGATTGCCTTAACCGGTCTAGCCGGTCTATGGGTATCATCAATGAATTCGAGCAACTGCGCAAACGCCGGGCGCGCGACGGCTTCCACCGTGCCCGAGACCGCCCTCTCAAAAAACTCAGGACCAAACACAAGCTTGTGGTCGGAACAGAACTTTTTAATGGCGACCCGTTGACGATCCGGTCCGTCACCGTCAAGCTGACCCTGCCCGGACACCCGGAGGTAGCTGACTACAAACTCCGGAGGTGCCGGCGGGAGGAAAATTGAACTCGGTGCAGTCATCGCACGAACCGGCGGTAGCACGGTTTGAGGGGGTTGAGCGGCTCAAACCGGGTGATGCTCTCCTTCACCCCGCGTTCGTTGACGTTGTGAAAAACCACCATACGGAGGTTCTTCTTGATGCTCTCGGAAATCACTTTCTTCATGCTGGTAATACTATCGACAAATCGGACCAAAAGTCAAGCGCTAAAATGCGAAACCCGTCCGAGCAGACGGGTTCCGTTGATTTTCGAGGATGTTCTGCCGAATGGGTTACTTGTCCTTCAGGGAGTCCGATTTATCGTTCACCCAGGCGTCGACGGCCGCTTTCTTGTTGGGGTTCGCCCGCAAGAAAAGGTAACTGACGACCGCGGAAACCGCGGCAGAAACTACCGCGACCACGACATGAGACCCGTCCAACACTGCTAACAATTCAGTATTCATACACCTGAACAGTGCGCCGTTCGGTTATGCCGCGTCCACGCAAAGAATCACGTTGAGGAGCGTCGTGACCGGCGCATCCCGCAAGCCGTCTTGAAAACTGCCAGGGCACCCGCACGTAAATCCGCACATGTTTCGGAACACTCGCGCCAGTTCATCCGACGCTTTTTGGTCGAACTTTGAGCCCAAGTTACTGTTCTCCAGATAATCGTGGACCCACTGAACCGTGGCCCGCTGCTCCGGCGTCAGCGCACCACTGTCGTCGGACACACACAAAACTACTTCCAGCAACGTGCAGCCTGTGCAATCCGCCAAGTCTTCTTGAAAGGTGCCGGGACACCCGCAGGTAAATCCACACGCATTTCTAAACACTCGCGCGAGTTCATCAGAAACCTTTTGGTCGATGTGCATGCCGCCGGCGCCGCCGCGCGTCATGTAATCTATTACCCATTGAATTGTTGCACGTTGGTCGACGGTCAGCATAAAAATATCTGGTTTAGAGTTGACTGAATCTATGAAAACAGTGCTCCGCTCGGACCGCCCTCAACACCCGCGGTCGAAGCGACTTTCACGGCATCTTGCAGCAACTTACTAAAAAATAATCCGTTGGCGGCGCTACGAAGGCCATCCGCACGAACGGCAGTGTCGATGAGATTAAGCAGCGCGTTTGCCTGCTCCATGTCCATGGTAATATCAATTTTCATTTCACCCAAACAGTGCCGAGTTTACCAAAATTTTTCTCATTCCGACTTGCAATACGCACCACACGCGTTGTTGTTATCCAGTCGGGGAGTGCCCTCGATATCAAAAGGTAAAACCAAACCCACCGCAAACCCGATTAATGGAGAGCCGTTCTGAAGGTGATAATCCCCATCGCCCGCGCCAGCATTATTTTCATCGGCACTCTGACGATTCACAAATTGAGGATACCCCATCGTTTCGCTGCTGCTTGTGGGAGGCTGGTGACAATCAATACCCGCGAATTCCGCATAAAAATTTCCAGGCAATGAAATCATGTTCTGTGCAATCTGATTGCCGCGCGACCCCACGTTATTCACTACAGGCCATGCGCCCACACGGGCACCGTTCTCCGGAGGATACGTATCCACTTTGTTTGCCAAACGGTCCCAATAATTGTTTTTCATTGACCAATCACGTCGGTTCTTAGACGTAGAATCTGTCTCATTGTAAGCGACAAACATTCTGCTGCCGAGAAATAGATTATGCCAAATGATAAAGTTATCATGAGGATTGTTCGCGCCAGAAATATCCGGAGGTATCGCGAACGTTCCGAGGCTAACGCAATGTTCAAAAATATTTTGCACCACTGCGCCACCGTGCGTATTTCCAGTAAACGGGCCTATCTGTAACAATTGCGGCTGCCCAGGGCCACTAAAGCCGTAAATGATATTAAACGCGATGATGAATCCAGTGGTTGCCGGAGCGGATTGCCCGCTGAGGTCTGTAAACAATAAAGGCGCAAACACCGCGGCCACCTTGCCGGTTTTCTTATTTCCAATAACCGTGTAGCACTGTATAGCATTAGTGAATCCGGTTAAGTCGTTTCCACGCACAAGCGCGGGTGCGTGATTGTTCGAAGCATTAAACGGCCGAATACCCATACCAAGCTGAGTCAGCTTGCTATGTGTCACGTAAAAAACGGCGCCGCCGGTCGTCTGCCAAAGATTGGTTGCCGCCGTATTAAACTCTACCTTGTGAAACCACAAACCTAAAATCCCCGAAAAAGAATTCGGGGTTGTCGTGGTGATAGTGACATTCTCTATCTTAATACAATTGGATATATTGACATTTCCGCTAGCCGAATTAACCACCACGTCCGAACGCGCTACGCCGACTGCGGGTCGAACGGTTATCCACGTTTCCGGAGTGCCGCCATATGAATTACTTGACCCCAGCCATGCGTAATTACCCGCTTCCAATTCAATTACCCCGCCGCCGACATCATTCCGACCATGATTCGCAAGATTGTATGCCGCGATTGCCGAAGCGGCTTTTCCGATAGTCAAAAATTTATTTGCTGTAGCCGGGTTATAAACGGCAGAATCGTAGGCGGTGCCCGTGGTATCGTTGCCCGTCGGCCCAACTTTCGCAATCGTGATACCGTAGTCACCCGACTTATCACAAAAATTTTTCTGCGTAGTATAGAGAGGAGTGAGCCCTGCATTAACCCCATCTCGGGTATCCAGCACCTCATCTCCCACCCAGGGATACACCACAAAATCGTCTTCGATTACGTCCAAACTATCCATATCCGTCAGCGAAAGGTCGGAGACATATTCTATAACTGGAATTTGGTCTTCGAACCCCGGCTCTATCGTTGCCACAGTAACAAACTGGGTCGCTACATGCCCGTGTTCATCCCTCCGCGTAAACTTCACTACCCGAACGGAACGGCCTTGCTGCCCGTGACCCTCAAACGCACAACAACGGACCTTACTATCTCCCACAGTCAGCCGACGAAGCCCAGGCCATCCCCAATTCGCCACCGGTTTTTTATACGGGGCACTTGAACCATTTGTCACGGCACCGGAAAATGATTTGCTTGCGGTTCCTCCTTGCGTATAAAGCCCGTCAAAAACCGCCACTACCGGGTCCGTTCCCGAATTTCCTGCGCCCACTTTATCTTTCGCATAGATATAGTTGCTCAAAATCACTCGAATAACCACATCCGGCCCACTAATAGTTTCGTCCGCTTGGGCCTGATTAGGATACGGCTTTCGTAAAAACTTCACTCCATAAACCGTTCGAGTAACCGTAATTGGATTTCCGACGTCATCGAAGCCTTTTGACACTACTGTAAAAATTACTTTGGGGTCGGCCCCACCCCCACTCACATGGTTATCTGTGCCCAGTCCAAATGCATAGCTACCCCCTGTGCCGACTCCTTTCAACGTGATGGAAGCCGTCCATCCGTCTGGGTCGATAGTTACTCCTAACACCGACCCGGCCGGCGCCGCGCTGGCGAGCCCCACACTTCCCAATCGTAACACGTTCATTACGCCTGAACCACGTAGCTAGCGACGACCGTCGCGTCAGTCGAACCAAACGCCCGCAAACTGAGTATCGCGGTTTTATTCGCCGCGATGCTCGCCGGCGCCGTGGCCCCGACAAAAACCCACCCGACGGGAAATGAAAGATTGCGAGAGCTTCCATCGGAAACAATCCGAACCGCAATTTCTCTATCCGCCGCTAAATTTGAACTGGTGAACGCAATGTTCCCCGTAAGAGAAATAGATTTCCAACCCGAAGTTGAAAAATCCAATGCAACGGACGCCGCATACGGAATAACCGTTCCCGTCGTTTGATACCGGCTCGCCACAATCAGAGCAGTAGACGAAAGGGGGCCGGTCATGTCGCCACCGTCCTTGCGCAAAAACGGACTCAAATCTGGTTCGTCTCCACTACCGCCGGCACCGAGGAGCGCCAAAAAATCATTGGTGATTCTTGGGTCCGGTGGGCCTTGCGTATCGCTGTTAACCAAATCGTATAACGCGCGCCGAACATCATTCTTCGACAAAGCCATAAATTTGCTTTCTTACCACGCCGGAATATATCGAGTGGTTCCATTATCGTTGATGGGAATCCACTTTGTCGGATTGCCGACCGCGGGAGCATTCGCCAAAGTGCCGGCCGACGCACCGGCACCGTCCGCTAAAGCGGCCGATGTATTGTGCATAAACGCAGTTTGGCTAGTCGTAACGCTGAGCGCCGTCAGCGCCGCGTTTGCGCTACCGTCCGCCAACACAATAGAAATCCCCGCGCCATTACGCGCAATTGCGCCAAACGAACTCGTTGTCCCGCCAAAGTTCAGCCGAGTAAAATTATTTTGCGCCGCATTGAAAAGCTCAATTATCCCGTCGGCAGAACTCTTAATACTCCCTCGTGCCGCCCACGATAGTGTTCCGGTAGCCCCGAGCGTAACGCTGGTGGATTGAAACGTGCCGTTGGTAGCAATCAGATTAGAACTAAGCAGTGTCAACACTGTAGCAAACGCGCCCCCGTTAATCGACACATCAAAAACTAAATTCGACGTAGGAGTAGTCGCTCCCTGAACCGGCTGATTGTATACTCGCCAATCTACCGGCTGGCTGGCCGCAGTTGCAACAGTCTTCCAACCCTGGCCGGTGAATCGCAATGCCGGCGAATATTGTTGCGCCCCTACGGCCGCGGCAGTTGTGTTAGTCAATTGCAAAGAATCTGCCGGAGTAGCACCAATAGCCGTTTTCAACGACGTGATGAGGTCCGTCGTTTTGTTATACAAAAATCCTGCGTCTCCGCCAAAAACACCGGCGTCATTGAACTGAATTTGGGTATCTGCGCCGCCGGGCGTGCCACCGGCCCCCAACGAAACCGTGGCCCCATTAATTCGCGCACGAAGTAAATTACCAGTGCTATCATACCAGAGGTCTCCGTTGGAAGGAGCACTAGGGTCACCCGAGAGCGAACCCACGTTAAGCCCCGCGTTGGTGCCATTCGGATTAAACGTCTGCCGAACCCCGTCAGGAAAACCAATTAGCCCCGTAGTCGAAATCGTGAAAACACCGGAGGCCCCAAACGCAACCGAACCGTTCGTGTTAAGCGCCGTGTTGAGATTAACATTCACCGCCCCCGTATTCGAAATGGTAATCTGACCGCCCGCGAACTGCGCAGAGCCGTCCGGACTTAACAAAATTGTTCCCGTCAAAATATCAACACCGCTGGCAAACAGTTCGTTAATTTCTAACTGACCAGAATCATGGTATAGAAAAATCGCGGGACCAAACGTAGAAATTCCTCCCACCACCGTGGCGTCCAAATGCACTGCGCTACCGATGTCGAGGTCGCCGGTCATGGTATCACCGGCCTTCAACACCCGCGCGGCTACTTCGAACGAAAGCGCATGTGGAAACCCTCCCGGAGTTGAACCGTTGTGCAGCCGCAGCCGGTTCTGCTGGGTATCGAACGATAACTCGCCCAGGGCGCCGGTAAAGCCATCATTAGCCGCGGTGGTCCCTTTTCTTATTTGAACTTGTTTGTCAGCCATAATTCACCGTTTAAACATTGCCCCAATCGTCGAACTCAACTGCTGGTCCGGTTAATCCACCCCAATTCTCGAAACACACAACAGGGCCGGAAAGCCCGCCCCAGTTATCCATGCCAGCACAATCTTCTGGAACCGCGCTAATAGCCTGAACAATTCGAAAAAGTAAATTGTAGATTGAATCGCCGGGACGAAAACTCCCTGGGGAAAGAATATCGAGAATCCGCTTAATGGTATTCCACTGCCAGTCGCCGCAGTGGCAAGCGTCATCGCCGAGTGCCCGGAGGACTTTTTGCCAGAGTTCGGGTAGCGTATCGCCCGGCCGCGGAGTCCCGCCGTAATGCTCTACCAATTCCCAGACCAGATTGTATTCCCGCTCGTCCGGGCAGCCGAACTCAGCACCCACTGATTGTAACCACTTTCGAAGTAGCACGACCACGCTGTCCCCAGGACGAGCCTCAGTCGAAGAATAGCTGCACGGCATACATTAGAACAGTGCCGCGCAGGGGTCAAAATGATTACGGTATTACTGCACTTCCGGCAACTCAACCGGTGGCGGCTCGGCGACTGAAACCAAAGCGGAGTCTGGCGGACAAGAAGATCCATAAACCGCCCAGTCGAGGCCCGCGGATTTCGCCCAGGACCAAATAACCCTCGTCGGCACGAAAACTGAAATTCCGGGACCGGCTCTGCCGACCATGATGCCGACGACTTCGCCGGAAGTGTTGAAAACACCGCCGCCAGAACCGCCGGGAACAACCGTCGCGTCGGTTTGATCCACGAGTGGCCATGGCCAGCCGGGTAACTGGGACGGAAATACGCCGACTTGCGAAATCACCCCGGTAGTGATGGAGTTATCGAAATTGTCGCCCAGGAAATTGCCGATGTGAAAAACGTGCTCCCCGGGTTGCGCGACGGTGCGGGAGAAAGTTACACCAGATGCAAGGTCCGTCGGAGAAATTATCCAATACAGCGCTAGATCCGGCCCTTCATTCTTGGCAATGAGGACTGCGGGAAATTCGGCGAACCCGGCTTTCTGAGTGCCGAACCGAAAAATCCTGCGCACGACGGCATCCGAGCCGCCGGCTACGTGCGCCGCGGTCCAGAGAAAAACCCGGCCCTCGCCCGCGGGATTGCGCCGATGAATGAGGACACCGGTGCCGGTGCCGGTTGGTGTGACGACGAGGAGAGTAGAATTCGCCGCGCGAATGGCCGACGATTGCTCAGTCGGCCCCACTAAAAAAGCAATGCCGAGCGCTAGAAAAACCGCAAGAGCAGCGACGAGAATTTTCTGCGCCCGGGATGGGGATTTTAATACCGGGTTGTCGACTTGCGTTTTCGTTTCTTGCATTTGCTACACTTTCTGCATGCCATAGGTTATCACCTCCCTGCCGCCGCCGCTTCGAGTTCCTCGCGTGCCTGTCCTAAAAGATAGAACGCGTTTCGAACGCGAGCGTCTAAGTGGGTAGACCCCGCCTCCATCCGTTCGAGAAACCGCATCAGCAGTCCCACATTCTGGGCACGCCGGGCGGCGAGTTGCTCGAAGGACTCCGCGGCCGGCGAAATGAAATGCTCGGCCGAGTGCTCTATGAGCCGTTCGATGGGGCAAGGTGAGGTGTTTACGTTCATGTGGGATTCGATTCATTCGTTCGCTGAAAAAGTTCAACTGCCGTCCACGGATCGCGCGGGCCGACGAGCACCGACTTAATGGTTGGGCCGAGGAGAATCCGGCCGGGGTTGATGAGGGACGGGACGATCTGCCGGGTCGACAGTGTCGGTTGCAGAGTTTCGAAAGATTCCGGTGGGGCGTTGTCCGGGTCCGGGTGCGCCGTCGCGCGGGCCGAGAAAATACCGCACGGAGGAGCCGGGTCCGTCCAGAAAAATACGACGGTGCCGTCAGAGAGTGTCTTGGTGTTCAGTTCCGGGGCCGGGCACGGGACATTTACTTCGTTCATACTTACAAACAGTGCTCCGATTCCGTCCATGGGTCGCCCCACCAACGACGAATTCGAAAAAATTGGTATTCAGAACTGGCTGGAAGCACGACCCGATAGTCGGAACCTTCAATCGAGTATGGCCCGGGGACTTCATACCAGACATCGGAACCCGGTGACTGTGCTTCCAGCACATCTCGAACGGGCATCAACGCCCCCGACTCGTCTGGGACTCGACATTCGAAGGTCCAGAGCACGGTAACGGCGGACAGCAGTGCGGCAATCATTGAGTTAGAAAAATCATGGTTCGAACAAACGCCCACGCCATCCATGTAAACCCGAGCGCTAGAATTCCGCCGGCAAGAAGCCCCCAGAGGGGGCCGTCTTTTGACAAATGAAAAATCCCGGCTCGCCGAACGACGGCGGCGCGAAATGGCGACCGGGCTGTCCGCAGTTCGGGCACGGGGGTTCCGGGGGTTTCAGTGCAAAGGCCCGTCGGTTTGACTTCTTTCGCTTTGAAATTTTCATACGCCCGAATCATTAATGTTTCTCGAACCATGCTGTTGTAGTATTGCCAGTGCGTCATGGAATGAATTGCTCAACGAAAAGTTTTGTATCCACGAGCCCGATGTGCAATCCCTGCGATTCCGCTTCCGCGCGGACGGCTTTGATGGCGGCGATTATGCGACTGCCGTTGAACGGGGCCGACGAGTTTTGAATCGCCCGGATGAGGGGCATCAGTTCGACGGTTTTCTTGTTGGGGTCCGCCGTCTCGGCGGACTCGATTTCGACCGATTTGATGTCGACGTTCGGGTGAGCCGCCTTTTGAAAGTGCTCCCGGATGATCTCCGAGGCTTCGAAGTTTGAAATTATGATTTTCATTGTCAGAAAAAATGTATCCGATTTTCTGACAGAAGTCAAGTGCTAATTCATCCAAAACTGCGAGGATGCCCCATGGAGATATCCCGTTCGGTCGCGAAGAAAAATTGCAACGAGCAATAGCCGGATTCCCGGTGGGGCGTGAATCGTTACCTGGACCGCCGGATCGCCGAGTGTCTCGTAGACGAGTTTCAGTTTGTCAATTGGCATAAAATTGTGAGGACCAGATACTGGTGATCAGCCAGCACATGTCAACGTGGTCCTCAACACGGCGAGGCTGGAATTCGAATCGCCACCTGAACCCTTTCGGAGTCCATGCTACTGCTTCCGACCTGTCGGCCGGTAAGCTCAGCCTGCACTAATATTATCGGCACCCCGACGAAAAAGTCAAATTATATTTTCCGCCAATGCGAGAGTCGTCGTTACGCTGGGCGACGCCGGGTTGTTCGGAATTTTGCCGGATCTCCATTTTTGGACCGCCGGATCGAACCTCCGGCGCCGCACGCGGTCCGCGGGAACGAGTTCGAAA